TCCGATCTGGAACAGGAAGCACGTTGCCGTTCTTATCTTCTTTGTATTTATACTTGTTAATCTCAGCCTTAAAGCATTTACATCTAGGATGAATAATGATCTCTAATCCTTGCAAGAATTTAATACCATACTCAACACTTCCTTGGCCTTTCTTGGCACCCTTCGCATTGATACCCAAAGATTTATACTCTGCAACTGACTTCGGCTCTGCGCAGTCGCATGTTACCCTGTCGCGCCCTGCCTTATCCTTTACCATCGGAGCAGATTCACTGTTGAGCAGCCCAATAGCTTCGATTTCATCACATACATATAATCGCTTTCGCATCTTATCATAGTTTACTTTCAAATAAGCGAACGGATCATCCGCAAAGCCCCAATCGACACCATGACGATAATTGTCAAACGTCTTTTCGATATCGGTAAAGTCTTCAACTCTCCAATTCTTAAATATTACTGCTCCAAGTGTTCCCCAGTTACCCAGGGTATAAACTTCGTAGTAGTACTTATCTGTTTCATTCTCCAGCGCCGCTATATCATCCGGAGTAAGGAAGTTGTTATCTTTGTATGTCGTTTTAAGAATTGATACATTATCTTTCTCAACATACTGCTTATTGTCTTCCCATATGCCAAAGTATTCAGTGAACAGCCAATGATCTTTAAGGATTGGATTGAATGATAATGTCAATCGCTTAATTACACTGGAACGACCTCTGAGACGCTTGTCCAGCTGCTTAATATCCTTATATTCGCACTCTGTTGCTTCCTCTACCCATATATCAGTGATAACTCCATCAATCGGAGTGATTGACTTTACCTTTTCAACATCATCCAGGCCACAGAACAAAATTTGTTTCTGGTTGAGATTGCAGGTGATGATCATATCCGTTTTGTTAATATTAAAATACTCTCGTAATCCGAATGCGTTAATGGCCTTGGTGATCTCATTGAGTACCGACCGTTTAATCGTGGATTGAACATTTCTCACGACTAGATAATTCCTCTTACCATCCAACACATCTAATACGGTTCTTTGGGCCAAAGAAAAAGACTTACCCGAAGAGGATCCTCCAAAGTAAATCTGATAGCGGTTGTTATTATTAAATTGATATTTTAAATATATCGCATTGAATACCTTTGGATCTATATCGAGGTTAATCGCCATAGTCCTCACCACCTATTTTAATAGTGATTTCGGTATTCGCATCACCTTTGAGTTTTAGGGTATCTGAGAACATACCCAGGTGCTTGCCAAGGAGCTCCAGTGCTTTTACCTTATCGCAGGTGCTTACTTCGATGCCGTATTTACCTTCTTTAATACCGGCAATGGCTTTTTGCTTATCCTCTGGAAGTTTATCAGTAGGAGTTATTTTGACTACCTCTTGAGTTTTCATCTGACCTGTATCCGGATCTATTACGTATTGACCATGTACAATTATTTTTTCTTCAACGATTTGGGCGAAGTCAGTACCTTTTGCTTTAGCTATGGCAAACAACTCATTTAGTACCCAATCCTGAGTTATTTCTGTACGCTTGGAACGATCTCTCATTCGTTCTTGGATATAAGCTGCAACCTTAACATTTCTTAACATTCTTGCGCTTGCTGCAGCGGCGGTTTCATCCTTCTTACAGCTCTTGTAAACCTCTTTATATGCTCTGGTGGCATTAAGGTCTATTAGATATTCATCTGCAAATAATTTCTGTTTATCAGTTAACATTAATGCTCACCTCTATTCATTGTTTATAATTCATCTATGATTGAATATTTATCTACTATTCATCTACAACTACATAAAAAGGCACCCATCATTTGATGAATGCCTTGCCTGAGCTCTCACAGGTCTTGAATTATCTTATGGCCATATTGGCTCTGATATTAAACGTTGTTTCCCATGATGTGGTCATGCGAAAATCATTTGATGCAAAGGCTAACCAGATTTATTAGTGGCATAAATCAAACCAACACTTTCTTTTCGGGAAAGGCCGAACAAAGAAGTATGAAGAAAATCGCCTCTTGGACTTTGCGGATTCGAACCGTTATCTGCTACCTAGGATTTTGTTTGCTGTTTTACCAGTTAAACTATTAGTCCATATGCCATGTTTATTGAAGTAGGCACATGGCAGCCTCTGCTTACTTTTGTGGTCTACTAAGCAGTAATACACCCATTCAGCCGTTAGGCTAATCAGCTGCCGGCTTTGATACCAAACAGCCAACGGAGGTTTTTGTAATCTCTTGCATCTTAAATTTTATCAACTATTTTGGGGAATTGGGGGAAAGTTTATACAGCTATTAATTTTCTTTCCTATACTGCTTCGATCCATGTTTATTAATCCAGCAATCTCCCACAGTTTCTTACCATCTACATACCTATATTCAAAAATCTGCCGCAACTCACTATCCGGAATATTCTTGATAAACTGTTCAATCTTCATGGCCTCACTTCTTGCATACTTAAGCCTGTCCTGATAAATTGCTATCATCTTATCCCGATCAGCAACCTGTTCTGGATCATCAACCCAAACTCCAAAATGAAATTCAATGAATGGAAAGCTTTTCGAGGATCCACGAACTGTGCTATGAGTCGTATCGATGTCTTTATCATATAGTTTATTTATACGATTCTGCAAATCCTCTGCTTCGCGAATCAATTTTCTATACTGGTTTAATTCACATTCAGTCACTCTCTCACCCCCTTTTCCTTAAACTTACTCTTAGGCTTATCCTCAGGCTTATCCGATCTAAAATGATTGTATCCACAGTAATATATCGTTTTACCATTTACTACTTTTTTATATACATAATCACTTCGAGTCATACAGTAAGTAAAATATATATCCTTACTACATACCCCGCATATCTCATGATTGGCATCTACTCCATGGGATCTCATTTCCGATCTGCTCAGTTCTGTAGTCATACCAGAGAAAGCTTTAAATTTTGCTTTGCCTGGCAGACACCCCATCATCAGATGGCTTATCTTTCTTTCGTGCAGCTCTTCGGCCTAAGTGATTCAGGTAGATGAAATTGTTTACTGTGGAGCTCTTCACTTCGAAATATTCTGCCAGCTCACTCATAGATTTATTTTCCGTGATATACAATCTCTTTACTTCCTCAATGGTCATTTGAGGTGGGTATTTTCTTCGGCCGTCTTTCTTCCTGGAGTCAACTTCCTTATTTGGATTGTGAGTGATTTCTTGTTCGTTCCGGTCGAGGATTTTGGTGAGTTTTTCTTCTACCGGGTCTATCTTGTTTATTACTGCAGATTGCTCCATATCTATCACGGCTGCTTCGAATTCCGGAATAAGTATCATTGGCTTAATTCCAAGTAGCTGTTCTAATTTAACCGTCTGGACTAATGCATATCTTTCAAAGGTTCTTTTTAAGATTTGCTTTAAATCTTTATAGTTATCTGCATTGAGACTTTGTTCCAATGGAAGATCATACTCTCCGCAATATCTCAAATCATAAGTATTGTCTTCCGATATCCTAATCAGTCTCTCCAGGTCTTCAATACTTTGCTTTGCCCACTTTATCTTTTCGGCTTCAGATATTTTATAATCTGCCTGTTCTAGTAATGCTTTATTATTCATTCATCTATCCCCTTATCCCTTTCCTTTGCTGCCGCACAAAACGCAGCCCCTATGAATCCGATTGCTGCTCCTATAAATAGTCCGACGATTAATCCAATAATAAATGTAATCATAGCTTCCAACTCCTCCCTATTATGGACTCCATCACCAATAGACTTGACATTGCTTTATCTGATGCTATTTTGCGTACACGTTCCTCGGGCTGATAATCCATGTATTCCAATAGACGGTTGATATATTCATCTTTGCTTCGGATTTCATCTTGTAATTTCCACAGCTCTTCACGTGTTAAATATTCTCTCTCGAGAGCTTTGTGGTTGTCTAATTCAAGAGCTCTTATCTTCTGACGATATTTTGCTCGCTCGGATTCAAACGCCTTATCCTTTGCACTCATAGGCTAACCTCTCTGTGGGCATCGTTTATATTTTTGTCTATCCAATCACGGAGCTTAAATATTTCTTCTCTGTATTCCTTGTTTTGTGTCTGTAGAAATTTATTATCCTCTTGGATTAATTCTATTTGGTATGGTTCTATCCCAGTATCCATATAATCTTGTAATAGCTTCAGTTCCTCGCTGTTCCTTACCATCTCTGACAATACAGTTTCTCTTAGCGTTGATCTTCCTTGCCTGGCATTTCCTATTATTGCAATTCTTAGATTTCCCATTATCCTTTAACTCCTTTCTGAATCCTTAATTAAAATTGCCAAAACCCCAAATGCTATTGTTGATGCAACATCTCCGTGGTACGCCGATACAAACATTGCTATGACTACAATTAATTGATATATAAGAGAATATATTTCTTTCATGTCCTTTATCTCCTTTCTTGATAAATCAAATTATCTAATCTTTGCGACGTTCTCATACGTTACATCTTTTTCTATAACCTCAATGCTTTTATATTGTGGTGCAGAATAAAAATCTATTTCCTTTTGTGACGGATAGTTTTCGTCCCACACGCCAGGCTGATTGCCATCAATACTAATTCCGTATAATACTTCGTCTTCAAATCTTGCCATATACCCTCCTGTCTTAATTTACAGTTACCTACTCTCTGGTAATATTTCCACTCCCATGACAATCCTTAAAAACTCTCTTCCATCGTCAGAAACACGATACCAATTTCCGTTCCATTTTTCAGCAAAACCAATAGAGACTAATTGCTCCCAAGAAGGAATATCGTTTACACCTGCATCATAATAATTTCTATATGGCTCATACTTGCGACGCTTTGTTCCACTTACCTTTCTATTATCAAATCCGATTGCGTGTTTCATGTTTGATATTTGTTCGTATGTAACATTTTTATAAATCTCACTATTTACCATCTAATTACCTCCGTTAAGTCTAATTTACAGTTACCATTGATAAATTAATTTGCTTTGTATGACTCGGGAAGAGATTGCCATGCTAATATAATAATCTTATTTCCCTTAAATGCTTCTGGCACATCTACTTCAAATTTTCCGTCTGAAAGTGTAAACAGTCCATAATAGTGAGGATATTCACATAGTGATTTACAACCTAATGGCAACCATGCAACTATGTATGTACCGTCTTCTTCTGGTGGTGTGCTTGCTGGTATCCAGCCGTTGGTTAATTGCTTTTCTAATGCTGATATTGCTAATTCTAAGTTTTTACCGTGTATCTCCTTAAAATAATTACTACTAAGAGATTCACAGTCTTTTAAATCCTCTAAATCATCAATTGCTTTTTCTATATCATTCATCTATTCCACCACCTTTTACTATTTCTAATATGTCTACGGACGCACTCATCCGTCCTCTATAATAGTTCTCGGCTTCTTTGTCTTGCAATGACTTACTTTCATCATAGTTATTTTGCATAATTTTCTTATAATGGTTTATCTTGTCCGTAACTTTATGCATATCATAGGCTGTTGGTTGCATTTTAATAAACTCAATAGCCTCTGCCTTATCTTCTTCCGGTGAGTTGCCACATAGTCCGTTGCAATTAAACATTCTTATCAGCGCTTGCCTTGATATCAAATCATTCATTTTTATCCTCCTGTGGTTGATTAATATAATTTAAGAATTTTTCTTTGTTTAACTGATTTACAATTATGGGCTCTCCAATTGCATAAAAGTCTATTTTCCTTGAATACCATTCAGCCAAACTCTCGTTGCTCTCTCGAATTTTATCCCCTTTGGTTTTTGGCTTATTCTGATAGCAACAAGGACCATCCATTAAACATTTTTTGTTTTCCCTGTATTCGCAATCAGACGGAACGTAGCAAGGAGTTATATTTTGCTCGGATAGGATAATCTGCTTTATTTCATTAGCCATATTAATTTTTGCCATTGAGCATAATGCCACTTCTCGCTTACTTATTCCTTTATATGCTTTACATTCATTCGTTATATTGTCTATCTCTTTATCTATCTTCTCAATTGTTCCCATCGTTACACTCCTTAATCTCATAAGCCATTACCTTAGCTACTAGGTCTGCTTCCGACAGCGCATTTGCCTTTCCGTTAATATAATCAATAACCAGATAAGTTATATCGTATGGATCATTTGATGTAT